GAGAACATCTCGGGGTTGTCGCGGGAGAGCCGGGCAAGCTGGGGCATGTTGCCGAAGTCGGCGGTGCCCTTGACGCCCATGCCGCCCCGGCTGGCGGCCCCGGTGCCCGACTCTGCAGCCCGTGCAGCCTCAGGCGACATCGAGGCGATGCGGTCGATGTCCTCGGGGCCGCGAGCCCGCAGCCGCATCGCCAGGAATTCGTTCTGGGTCAGCGGCGCGTTGGGCGACAGGAGCGAGAAGTTGAGGGCGTTGAAGCGGTCGGCAGCGTCGGCCGGTCCTGGCCGCTCGTAGGTCCGCAGGAACTTCTGCATCAACTGGTTGTGGACATCCTGGGGCAGCGCCCCCGGGTCGAAGTTGTTGGCCTTCAGTTCCCACACGTCGGGCAGCGTGAACTTCCCCTCCAGGCCGCCGGGGACCATGATCTCCTTGCGGGTGGTCAGGTCGCTGATGCCCAGGGACTGGGACGGGGTGCGCGACAGGTCGACCCCGTGCTGCGCTCCGAACGCCTGCCACTCCTCCGGGGTCATGTCAGCCCCAGGCTTCGGCAGCACCTGGGGCTCGGCCCGAAGCTCGGCCCGGTTGACCAGGGCTTGGTCGACCTTCGATGCGTCGATGGTCGGCCCCTTGCTGGCCTTCTCCGAGATGATCGAGCGGGCGATGTCGGGCTCGCCAGCCTCGATGACCGGGGCCATGCCTGCGGCGCTGCGCTCGATCTGCGGCCCGCTCTTGGCGGCCTTCCTGACGGCCTTCGTCGCCGCCTTGGCGGCGCGGCCTGCTCCCTTGGTGGGGTCGACGGTCTCCATCAAGCCCAGGGTTACAGCAGCGGCCAGGGGGCTCTTCTCGCCCATCTTGTCGATGGGGTTGCCCAGGGCATCGCCGACGGCCTGGGTGCCCTTCTCGATGGTCTGCCCAAGCTCCTGCAGCCGCTGGCCGCCGCGCTCGGTGACCGGGCCGCCCCAGGCGTTGACCCGCTCGATCTGGTCGACGGCGCTCTTTAAAGCCGCATCGGTGCCCTGGCCGCGCAGGAGGTCCCAGATGCCGGCGCTGGCCCCGGTCAGGCCAGCCACAGGCTGCTTCGCCATCCCCAGCAGTAGCTGGGCGGTCGCGTCTGCCTGACCGCCGACCTCGGTCCCTGCCTCGCGCAGGAGGTCACTGAGGCGGGACATCTTCCTCGGCCTTCGGCGCGGCATCGCCGGGGGCGACCTCGCCCGTGGGCTGGGTCGGGTCGCAGCCGCCGTTCTCGGCCACCCAGACGGCCTTCTCGTCGGCCGTCGCCCCGCCAGTCAGGAACCGCTGGGGCATCTCGGCAGGAACCCCGTAGCCCTCGGGCTGGGCCGTCTTGTCGTCGGCGAGCGCCTCGGCCTCGTACTTCTTCTGAAGCTCGGCCTGGGCCGCGAGGTCGGGGTCGACGTAGTCGTCGTCTGTATCCTTGGGCTTCTTGCTCATCTCGTTCTCCTACTGGATGGGTGGCCCGTTGGGCCGGGGTTGCTTCTCCAAGGGCACGCCGTTGGGCGGCGGCTGCATGTTCATGCCGCCGGGACCCTGGTCGGGCTCGCCGTCGATCCCCAGGGGCTGCTTGGTGGCCTGATCGGCCTTCGACAGGTTCAGCACCGCCTGGGTCTTGTTCTTCAGCCCTTCCGAGGCGACCTTCTCAAGCTCGGCGGTCTCCATCGGGTCGGGCTCCTGGGTGGCCGGGTCGGGCGCGCTCGCGGCGGCGATGGCCTCGTCCAGCACGGTCTCGATCTCCTTGCCGATCCTGAAGCCGCCGAGACCCCACTTCATCAACTGCAGCACCACGGGCGTAGCCTGGGGCGCTGCCTGCATCAGCGGGGTCACCGACTGGACGAACGAGCCGACGGCGGTCATGAACTGGGTGCGCGAGTCGCGCTCCTGCGCCCAGTCGACCATCGCCATCGTTTCCGCCTCGACGCTGATGCGGTAGAACTTGCCGTTGCCGGGCTCCTTGAGGAAGCCCACGGCCTCCTGGGCCATCTTGGCGTCGGGCGAATGCTCGATGTTGCTGCGCTGCAGGATCGTCTGCGGCTGGAAGCGGTCGCAGATGATCTGCGCCTTGATGCGCTGGCCGCTGGCGACCCAGGCTCCAATCTGCTGCTGCTTGAACTGCAGCCGGTTGCCGCCGAACTGCGCCTTAAGCTCCTGGGCTCCCAGGGTCTCGTCGGGGTCGGTGATGCCGCGCATGATGTCGCCGATGCCCAGCACCTCGTAGAGGTTGGCCTTGATCACCTCGCGCTGCTCGGTCAGTTGCGTGATCACGCCCGCGATGACCTCGATGGGGACGAAGTCCATCTGACCCTTGAGCCCGCCCTTCTCGGCGAACGCGGCCCAGTTGTCGACCGGGATCATCTGGTTCTCCATGCCCTCTTGGAAGACACGGCCGATGGGGGTGCTGTTCTTGTCGTAGACCCCGACCACCTTGCAAGCCTTCGTCAGGTACTTGATCCGGGTCGAAAGCTCGTCGATCTGGGCGTACTGGTCCTGCGCCAGCAGGTAGTCGGCGCGAGGGATGAACTTGCTGGTGGTCAGGTTCGCCATCAGCGGCTGCGGGCACGGGAAGAAGCCCTTCAGCTTCAGCGGGTCCTTCTTGTAGTCGCAGATCAGGTTGAAGCCCATGACGTGCCAGTAGGCGCACTTCGTGGTCTTGTCCCATATCTCGAAGACGCCAGCCTTCTCCCACGGGTCGTTGATGTGTCCCAGGGCATCAGCCTTGGACTTCTGCTTGCTGACCGGGATCACCTTGCCGATCTTCTCGCCGAACCGGGCGATAAGCTCCTCGCGGTTCATGTACACGCGACGAGCGACCCAGCGAACGTCCTGCCAGACCCTGGCAGGGCTCCACCAGAAGTCCTCCCAGTAGACGTAGTCGGCCGGGGCGTCCTCGGAGGTGATCGCCTCGTACTCGACCGGCTCGGCCAGGACATCGCCGGTCATCGGGTCGGTCACAGCCTCGGTCTTGGCCTGCTCAGTCTCGACCTCGTACCTGTACCAGACCTGCCCCAGGCCGACGATCAGGTAGTCGCCGACCGCCTGCCTCGTGATCTCCGGGTAGGTGCTCTCGTCGTCGTCCTCGCAGTCGTTGTTGAGCATCCGCTGCAGGATGTTGGCTGCGACCCTGCTGACGTCGTCCTCGGAGTCCTTGTGGGTGTTGCTGACGTCGACGTTGGGTGGCTTGGCATACAAGGAGGACTTCAGCACCTCGATGTTGGACCAGAACAGGTTGAACTTCGAGTCCGCCTCGTTGAACGCGGCAGAGTCGCGCTCGTCGAGGTACTTCTGCACCAGCTTCTTGGCGGTGATGTGGAACTTGGAAAGCTCCCTCTTGGAAGCCTGAAGCTCCCGCTCCCACCGCTCGGCCAGCTTCGCCGGGTCCTTGCCCTTGTCGCGCTCGGGCACCAGGGACTGATCGCCGGGCTTTTTGCCGTCGTGGATGTCCTTGTACTCCTTGCCGTCCTCGGACTTTTCGTCACTGGTAGTTGCGGCTTCACCGTAAGTTGCCATCAGAGTCGTCCTTGGGTCGAGTGCGTGCCGACAGTCTCGTGGAGTTGATCCAGGGTGAACGTGTGACTGAGCGGCGGCACGATTATGGTCTTCTCGGGCGGCGGGGGCTCGATCTCGACCAGCTTGGCAGCGCCTTCCATGAACGCATCGGCCGGGTGGCTCGACCAGTCATGCTCGGGCTCGGCCCTGAAGGTCTTCGTCTCCTCGTCGTACTTGAAGTGGTACGCCCTGAGAGCCTGGAGGAGCGGAGCGCAGGGCTCGTTGTTGCTGATCCTGACCCGGCGCAGCATCAGCCGCCCGGCATTGATGCTGTCGGCCTTCTTGCGCTGCTCGTTTACACGCACGTCGCAGTCGGCCCAGGGCCGGTCGCCCAGGAACGTCTCGACCACGCTGCGCTTCGAGGCGAAGGTCTTCGCCCTGGCGTCGTGCGGCAGGATCAGCACGTCGGCACGGGGCTGCTTGCGTAGCCTGGGTATCCACTCCTCGGCGTCCATGCCGCTGCCGTCGTCGTAGTGGAATATCTCGAAGCCGCCGCGCATCCGCTTCCACCAGACGAAGGACGCCTTGTCCCGGTAGCCGATGTCGGAGGTCACCCAGACCTCGTCGTTGGGTCCTGGCCGGTCGACGAAGCAGATGCGGCCCTGCTTCTCCATCTGCTCGACGTAGCGGCCGAAGATCGCGCCGACGTTCGCGGCGCTGAAGTCGCAGTCGTACTCCTGCCGGTATAGCTCGTCGGGCATCTCGCGGCGCTCGTCGTCGAGCACGCCCTGCGGGATGTGCTGCGTCTCGCCGACGCCGACGTGCGAGTGGAACCAGTGGTCGCTGCTCTTCGCCAACTGGATCAGGTCGTGGAAGTGGTTGTAGCCTCGGGGTGTGCTGATGAAGGCTGCCCAGCCGCCGTTGCCCGCGAGCATGGGGCGGAACATCGACCACGCACGCGGATCGGAGAGCGCAGCCTCGCTCATCACGATGCCGAATGGGTTGGAGCCCACCAAGCTGTCGTAGTAGTCGGAGCCGACCAACTGCCAGATCGCACCCGACCGCAGGGTGATCTTCATCTCGGTCTTGTTGGTGTCCTCGCGCAACTGCTTGGGGAACACCACGTCGAGGGTCTTGCGCCCCTGGTTGTCGAAGCCGTCCCAGACCACCTTGCGAGCGTGCTTGTGCGTGGGCAGCATGTGGAAGTACATGCCAGGGCGCTCGAAGCTCATCTTCGCGGTCTGGTGCAGCATCGTCAGGTCCTTGCCGAACCGACGAGGCCAGCAGCAGGCCGCACGCAGCCCGCCGTGGTCGAAGTACCGCATCAGCGCCTTCTGCAGCGGCCGTGCGGTGAAGCCGTTGGGCAGCGTGATCTCAGCCATCGCGTGGGTCGCTCTGGCTCGCGTGCCGCCGGTAGGCTGCAACAGCCTCAGGGTCGGGGTCGTCGCCCATGCCGAAGATGACAGCCAGGGCTCCACCGATGGCACCGATGACGATGCCGACCGCGAACGCCAGCCAGATCATCGCTTGCCCTTCCACGTTGCACAGCTAGTCAAGGCACGGGCTCCCTGCGAGATACCAGACCCAGGCTACGCCACCGCAGAAGCCGACGACGAGCGACAGCACCACGAGCGTGCCGATGAAGAAGATGTCATCCATCCCGCTTGCCCTTCCACGTTGCCCACCGGTCGAAGACATACATGCCTGCAGCGCCTGAGAGCACGCCGATGAGGAAGTCGAGCCCGTAGGTCCACCAGGGATCGTTGACCATCAGCGTGATCATGCCGCGCACCATCCTATGAGTGAGAGCAGCACGGCCACGATGACGAACGCCAGCAGCCGCAGCATCAAGCCGCGCCGATCCACATCGAGGGCTCGACCTCGCCAGCGTCGAGCACCTCGGCCGCACGCTCGCCGATCACCTCGGTGGGCAGCCTGTGCCAGTCGCAGTCGCCATCGAGGCGCACGAGCCCTGCGTGCTGTAGCTCGAAGCTGCGCAGGCTGCAGTAGTTCACCACCTCGTGGAAGCGGTGCGAGCCGTCGACCACGTCG